CCACCAAAAGTAGTTGTCCACCATGCAGGATTTACAAAGTAATCAGCATACGGTGCTTCAAATTGATATTCAATTCTAATAATTCCATCGTCAATTTTGTCTCCACGATGATCTGAAATCTCTTCTGTCTTCTCGATGAACTTAAACTTATTTCCTTTGTTCAGGTCGTTCAAGAATCTTTTCAATTCTAATTCTTTGTTAGGTTCGATCAATAAAGATTTTCCATAAAGAACATCTGTTCCGTCTATCGAAACTCTCACTGAAGCTTTTCTTGCATGAAGATTTTTGAACAGAATAGAATACTCTGTTCCGAATGGAATGTATACAATTACATTTCCTTGTGATCTGCTTTCTTTTACGATTTTGTGATTGGCTTTTACGGACGCTACTAGATTAGATTGATAGGTCATGATGCTTCCTCCCTCTTGTCGGACTAGCAAGATTAAGTTTAAAGTCCGATGAATTTTAACTTCTATTTCTATTTATACTTTTTTATTGACATCAAATTTGAAACATGATATAGTGTAATCTACTTAGAAGCATATACTGAAACTCTAACCTTAAACAGAAGGAGGTCACTATGCATCCGGTAATGTAATGTTACCATTGTAAAAGCAAAAGGGAAGCTGATATAGCTTCCCTTTTTGTTACGGAATGTCGGTACTTATGAATAAGTGCCGAGGTTTTTGTTACTGATTATTGGAAACAGTCTCGGTGATTGTTGTGCTTGTTCCCAGGATATCGAAGTATACGTTAATAAATTCTGCTACTCTGTTTGGTTGTACAGACACATTCATAACCAAACCATTCTGTGCAATAACTTCAGGAGTATTATTAAGCGAGTCGCATTGAATCTTGTATCCTACAACTCCTCTTCTTGCTTGTACAGAACGAAGATAAGGATCAACGATACCAACTAATCTTGCTCTGGTGAAAGTATCATTAAATTCGAACAAACCAACCTTAACAGCAATAGCAACAGCACGTTCAATTGTGATCATCAATCGTCTTACGTTTACACGATCAAGCGCACTAGGAATAGCTGTGGCTGTTTTATTTCCCCAAGAGATACCAGCACCCTCACCAGCAATGTTGATAACCGCATTGAGAGCATTTACGTACAATGCATCACGATTAGTTTTATTAGGATTGAATGCAAGTTTGATTACATTTAAAACCTTACCTCTAGTCAGTCCGTCTGCTGCCCACCAAGGATCAAAATTAGCATCTGTCTGAGCATAAAGACCGGCAATATCTCCAGCAAGACACATCCAACGATTTACATCATTGAACTTATCGTATTGATATTTCATGTTAGCAACAAGCTTTGTATATGTTCCGAAGGTATCGAAAAGCATATTTGGATTAGTGCTAGTAGTTCCGAACTTATCAATCATGTATTGAGTAGCTTGTGTATTAGACTTACCTACCAATGCACGATAATCATAAGGAGCAACTATTGCTAAACAGTCATGTCTAGTTTCTGCAAGCTGTGACATACCATTCAAGTCTAGAGAAGGAGCAACAAGAAGATCGACATTGAAAGATTCCGCATCAGAGAAAGCCAATTCAGCATTCTGGAAGTCTCCTAAAGTATATCCATTAGGATTGTATACACCTTGAGGAGGAACATTAACAATATCTTTTGTAAGATCAATCAAACCATAGTTGTCAAGATATACAGGATAAACTGTACCAAATACATTAGCATTATTTACTACTGTTCCACCACTTGATACAAGTTGAATCAAAGGAAGATTTGCAGTATCAACCAAATCTAATTCTTGATCTGCTGAAGTTTTAACATACATATAATTTGAACCGTAGAAGAAAACTTCATCAGCAAATTCGTTGTTGTTTGCATAATCTCTTGCTTTAGGATTGTAAGATGCAAGTTGTGTTTCAACAATACCGAACAGACCAGAAGCATTTTTCTTACAGATAACTGTTACGAATTCTCCATTCAACCAGTTAGGAACATATTCAAATAGTTCATTAAACTTAATCAACGATTCAGCATTAACAGAAACTTCAAGAAGAGTTGCTGCATCGATATATCTTGTAGGAGTTGTTGCTATAATAGAGTTATCAAACACTGTACTATAAAGATTGATACCATGAAGGATAGTAGAATGTGTTACGATATCTGTTATAGAATCTCCTGTAGCAATTCCAAGAGGTTGAGCAAGACCGTCATCCAAAGTAATAGTATTGTTAGAACGATCTATAGAAATGATTTCGTAGTTGTATGTACCACCAACAACAAGACCTGGAAGAGTATCAGGAGAATTGCTAACAAAGAATGTTCCATCAGAAATGAATTTAATCTCTGTACCTACAGGATAATTGAATCCACTCTTTACTTTGATTGTTGTAGTTCCAGCAGGAATACTATATCCAGCTTGACTTCCTGACACAACTGGATTGTAGTCTCCTACCAAATAATCATCAGAAGGAGTAAAGAAATAATAATCAGAGTTGGAATAAATTTCTTGTGCCGCTGACAATGTAGCAGTAGTCGAAGCACCTATCAGAAGAGCTTTAGTAAATGTAACAGTATAATCTCCACCAACAGAAACCGGATAAACTATATCTGATACATAATAAAGTCCACAGTCTGTTCCGTTCACAACATTTGTATCGTTGAATGAAAATACATTGTATAAACTTAAACTGAAACGTTTAGTTCCATCGAACACAACATCTACTGTAGGATCACTAAAGTCAACAGTTGTGAGTGTTTTTACTGTTCCGTAGTAGTCAGAAATATCTCCAGCAACAACAGGACCATTCACAACTATGTTTGGTGTGCCAGTAGATACAACATTCAATACTGTAAACAATTTACCGTTACCATTAAACTGAGAACCTATTCTAAGAGTATTACTACCTGTAAGAGTGATCTCACCAGAAGCAAGGAATGCTCCACCAACATTATTCAGATTAGCATCTTTAGTTGCATCGATAGTTGCTGTTGCAAAGAACTCATTTGCGATAGGAGAATTCCAGTAAGTAGAAGTAGAACAAACCGAAAGTCCTAATGTTTGAGTAGGAGTAATGTAACGATTAAAGAATGTAAGTTTATCAGAAACTAGCATATCTTGCAAGGTAAGTTCTGCAACAGTTGCATTATAAAGATTTTCTTCTGGAGTATTGTTCTGTGTATATCCATTAGGATATGATCCAGTAAGAGCAACACCAGCATTCTTTACAGAAGTATTCATAGGACGAACAGCATATGCTGTTTGTGCATACTGTAAGAAGTTCCAGCAGTTATACCAATCCAGGTAGTTATGAGTTGTAGGAATACCAAACGCAGTTGTCATATCAGATTCATTTGTCATAGCAAGCAGTTTGTTACTTGGACCATTCTCAGCAGCAATAACAAATCCTGTTAGTGAAGATTGAGGATTAGCAGTATAACCTGACTGATCAATTTCAAATGTTTTAACAGCAGGGCTTAGAGAAAAAGTTCCATAATTTATAGAAGCCATTTATTGTTTCTCCTTATAGTATAGGTTTTATTTTATTTATAAAAATCCAAAACTTTTGTATCAAAACCTATATCGTTTTATTTTTTATAAATATAAATTATGGTTTACTTGACTTGACTTATAACCCAAAAGTCAGATGCTAAGTTTGAATTAGTTAAGTATGCATAAGGTAATGTAAAATACCCCTTCATTCCCCAATCAGTACCCCAAGAGTTTCTCATAACGAATCGTTGTGAATGATCATCGTATCCAACACACATAACAGCATGACCACCCAAACAAGATTCATGAGGAGATGGCATATTTACTTTTCCAGTAGATGATACATAATCTGATTCAAAGCTTTCATAAAGAGTTATACCACATACAATAGGAAATTTTTGTGCTAATGCAGATTTCAAATTGACAATGTGAGTATTATCTATTGCTTTATATGCAAGAGCCAAGAATGACTTTGCATCTTGATAACAAGCATCAGTAGGTTTAGTAGCAAATTCTTGAATATTATATGCCCACATAGTTTCAGGACATACTCCAAGTGTATTAAGAGATTTAATACCATCTCTAATTGCAGCACCAGCATCTTGACTTACTGTTCCTTCTTTAGCTCTTTCATTATAATAAATGAAAAGTCTGGACGGCATAAACACAGGCAATTTTTCTTTCATAAGATCAAATTCGACAGCACCACCGAGAGCATTTGCTGTACACGAACCTAGCTGTCCTTGATCATATATCAGTGGACATTCAGGACGCAAATCAATAGCTGGAGGTAAAGCTTGTGGTGCAACCAATTGACAGAACTGATGATCTCTAAAGTCAGGAACTTGAGGTTTCCATCCATAAAAATGTGTTGTTTCCATAGTAAACTCCTTTTCTGTTTCTGTTTCTGTTTATATTATTTATTAAACATCCACATAAAATCTTTCATAGATTCTTTCGCCCTTTCCATTTCATCTAAGACAGCATCACCACAAGAATCAGGATTGATGATTACACTTGTTCCGTCATTGTCTTTATGCTCTTGAAAAGTTTTTATAACAAAATCTGCTGGTACAATTCCATCTACAGATTGTTTATCGTTGATGAAATATAAAGAAACTATCAGTGCCATAACAGCATCATCTAAATAACCTGAATCTCCTCCATAAGACTTTTTCTTTTTAGTGAAGGTAGTGAGTTGACTAATGGTGTCAGAGTCCTTTAGGATCAAATGTTGGCCCTCTACAAGCATCTTTAAGTTCGAACACCCTATACGTTTTGTCTTAGCTGTAGTTTTTATTCCAGGCAAAGGTGATTTCTGTCCATAGTAAACGTTTTCATATTCAAAATCATCTACGATTAAGTTAGCAATTTCCAATCCAGTTGAGTTTGCTTCGATGAACATATAAGCATTATTGTAATATTTTCCTAACTGAACAGCAATCTCTGGTACTTCAAAATATGTAATACCTTCTTTGATATGACAAGTTGCTGCCTGAACATAAGGAGTAGTTGTTATATCTAAAACTTGAAGAGCTATTGCATCTCCAACAGTTTCCTCCATCATTTCAGACGAATCTAGTCCTAAACTATAGATATGACCAGGAATAGGATTATCATATACTTTAATGAATGGCAAGTATCTTGAATCTATCTTCAGTCCCATAGGATATATTGGTGGAAATTGTGTGATCATATTCAAGATATGAGACTCTATCAAAGTTCTTGAAGAACCTAAGAAGTCATTTCCAAACTCAGAAGCAAATTCTCTTTCAGAAGTATTAGCAATGGTTTCTTCCTTCCACTTCTGATCTCTACCAGGAACTTCCCACCAATCAACTCGATAAGGAACAAACATATTTCCTTTACCAGCAACATCATCTTTCCCATTGATAGCATCAGTCCAGAATTTATAAAACTGATTCAATCCGTTTGGAGTACTTACAATTATAATCTTAGATTCGAGAGAAGAAGATATAGTAGGATATACAGAAGAATAAAACTTAGACCATTGTTTCGGAAATACAAATCCCATTTCATCAAGAATTAAAACATTGACAGACTTAGAACGAATAGCAGAAGACGAAGTAGCAGATGCAAGAATCTTACATCCATTCTCCAATTCAATTGATCGTTCATTCCATTTCTTAATACCTTGCTGAAGAAACTTAGGCAACAATTCATATGCCATTTTGATCTTTGCAAGAATACCAACAGAAGTATCTAACTTATTTGCCAGGATCGCAACAGTCTTTGCTTCATTGAAAAGGATATACCATAGACAAAAAATTTCATATGAAGTAGACTTGCCGCACTGACGAGAAGCTAGAACAATATTGAATCTGTTGTTAATAAAGTTGTTGATTATATTGTCTTGATAAAATCTTGTCTTTACTTTTATGATACCTTCATCAAGAGAGGTTATGTGATAGTACGTTTGTGCAAAGTACTTCCAGTTATTTTTACATCTTATGATTTCTTCGACATGTTCTTTGGTATATTCGAGAACACACTTACATGGTTTTAAATTACTATTACCTGAATAAGAAATCGTTTTTCCGTTTACATCAAACTCAAAATCAGTTACCATTAGTTCACCTAATAAAAAAGGGAATATCTCTATCCCCTTTATTTATACTTAAATTGTAGTTGTTATTATCAATTTTTACTTTTTCTATCTTCTTCAAAAGATATCTCACCACCTAAATGTACTCCTTCGTAAATAGCGTGAGCTTCTATTTCATTGACTCCAAGACTTTCCATAGCTTCTAACAAAATACTATCACATTCAGCTTTTGGTCTTTTAGTGATTCTATAAAGATAGTCATGGAGTACAGCAGCTTTCCAGTACTTTCCAAAAGGAGGAATAGTTACCCACAGTGCAGGAGGAGTACTAGCTCCGTCTGAAGTAGTACCAGCAGGAATAGTGATCAATTCACCAGAACGACAAAGATAATTATATGGTTGAAGAAGTGTAACATATCTACCATCGTCCGTTTCTACTTTCATCGGAGTTTGTTGGAATGCCATGATTAAACTCCGAAGGTCAAGTCAGGAAGATCGTTTCGTTTAGCAGCAGCTTCAACAGCTAACTGTGCAGCAGTTTTACCAGCTTTCAATCCTTGGATAATTGTTACAATGTCAAGACCAACAGATTCTGCCACAGGAACAAGAGTAGCTATTAAGTTGATTATAGTGATAGGGTCCATTATTTACCTCCAGTATTTGCAGTTGTAGTTGCGGTAGTTGTTTTGATTACGCCTGTCTTAGTAAGAAGAGTAAGCATATCGGAATAAGCAGCACTCCATTGAGCTTGTGCAGCTTGGAAATTTTGAGTTGCTAATGCATCAGTAGGGTCTGATTTCAGATAGATTATAAGTGCATCATCTACTACAGGCCATACTAATTGAATTTTCTGATAGGCTTTAGAAATAGCCGCACAGTCTGCTGCGGGAATAGTCTTTGCTTTACAGAGTGAATCAGAAGCAATAGCTCCAGTTTTTACAAGATCATGCATGGCAATAAATGTATCACCTACAGTTACCTGTGCTGTAGTTGAACATCCAGCCATTAACATACCTGCTAAAAGGATAGAAGGAAGAATCATAGTTAGTGTTTTCATATAGTACTCCTTAGTTAGTTGTGTTGTGAGTATCACAACAACGTGAATGAATAAGTTATTAGACGAAAAGGAATAAGTTCATTATTATTTATAAAAGTTTTACTGCGTGATAGATTTTATTACAACACCCGTCACACCAGCAGGAAATGCAGGAACAGAAACTATATTACTAATTGCACTTTCCATTCCTGCTGCATTTGTATTGGTAACATAAAAACACCAAGCATTTGTACTGACAAGTCCAGCAACAGTTGCTCCAGTTCCATTAGGAACAGGAAATCCAGCAGCACCTTGAGTAGCAGTCGAACCAGTATAAGGTACAGCAGGACATGTAACAGTACCAGAATTTACAGTTCCTTGACCATAATAAACTTTTTGTCCAGCAACAGTAGCATCTGTAGTTAAAGTCCATTGCAATACTACAGTAGTTGCATTGGCAAATGCAGGAATTGCTAACATAAACATCAAGCTCAATACAGATAAAATCTTTTTCATATACTCTCCTTATGGATTGGTTATAGTAATTGTTATCGTAGTAGAAGTTGTTGCTGTTGGTAATATAGGTATAGTTACTATAGTACTTAACTGACCTATAATTAATGGAAGAGTTGTAGTCTTAGCATAATATCCAGCGATAGCAATACTATAAGATTTTGTTGCTAACATATTTGTTAATGTTATAGTATTAGTTGTAACTGTTATAGGAGAACTTCCCTGAGTAATACCTATTCCTTTTAACGGAGCTTTTGGTTGTATGTCATAGTAAACATAATATCCAGTAGGTTTTACAGGAAGAGCATTCCAAGTAACTACTGCGGTATATGCATTAGCTATAGAAGCACAAAATAGTATACAACCAATTATCAAAAGTTTTAGTTTCATTAATTATCCACATTGATTCTTAATCTTTTACCACTTCCTTCTCCACATTTATCAGCAATTTGTACTTGAATTGTCAATCCATCTATAGTTTCCCATACAACATCTTCTCCAAGTTTAATTCTGTTAAGAGCTTTATCGATACCTACTAATATTTCTGGAATATTGTTTAAGAATACTCTATTTTGAGTTTCTTTTTTTATGTCTTTGAGAATATCTATTAACAATTCTATCGTTTCTTCTATTTTATTTTTCATGTTTATCCTTTTAACTATCTGGAGTTGTATCAATATCATCTGAGGTTCGGTTTATTTTTTGAGCAGTAAGAACACCACCAAGTATTCCTAATGCTGTTGATGCTAATGTAATACATGCTACAGCTATAGTAATATCTTTACCATGCCACACAACTATACCACCTACTATTACTCCAAGTACTCCTATTGCTATTACACCAATAGCTGCAATTACCTGGAAATGTTTTTGTGAACTTTTCATACTCCACCAATGTTATTTCTGTAGTTCTTTTCCTATTTCATGGCATCTTGGTTTTTTTAATAAAATAGCCAAGTCTTCATGAAATTGTTTAAGGTCTTTAAGTTCTCCCATAACTATATCGTGTGTCTCAGTATTCATCTTTCTGCTCTCTTCACCTTCCTTCTTAGCAACAAATGCAAGTACTGGAAGAGCAACACCTTGAAAGAATGTCTGAACTAAATACTCAATCCATTCCAAAGGATTTTTTGGAACCTGCCACTGAAGAACAGCTATTACCATTACACATATAACCCAAAAACAAATCATAGATGATAGGCTGTTCGATAAAATTATTGCAATTCTTTCATTCATTCTTTGTACAAAAAGTCTGAAAGAATTCATATATTATCCTTTACTGAAATACTGGTATGCTTATATCAGAAAAGTTAACCAGAGCACTTGTTCCAAAGTTTACTAAGAACATCTTGAAGAAATCTGAATTACTAGCATTAGCTGTATTCCACGGATCGCTAGGAAGAACATTACCTAAATCTTGTGGGTGTCGAATCATTGCATATCTTTGTAAGAACAACATATTCTCTGTAAAATATGTAGGATCGGGAGCAACATGTAGAGTAGTTGTATATGGACAGTAAATGATTCCAGAGTCTCCATCATTATTATTGCTACCTAGATATCCAACCATAACATAATGTTCGTTCACATCGGCATATAGATCACAATACAATGGATATATTCCAAGATGACCTACAAGATAAGGATTGTTTTGATTGAACTCTGCTTGTGTATGGAACGCATTAAGTTGTAAGAAAGAAGTTGTAATAGGATCGGCCATAATAAAGATTGATCTGTTTCTCTTTGTGTCTCTTACAATTCTTTCAGCAGCAAGATATATATTTACAATTAGATCGTTTGTAATTCCTTGCAAGTCACCATTAACAGCACTTAAAGAAGCACTTAAATTTACAGTAGCAGAAGTTGTTAACTGAGAAATGAATTTCATATAAGAAATAACTTCTTTATCTATTTCCTGACGTATTTCAGATGCCATCGATTCAGCAGCAAGAGCTACACCATGCTCTTTATAGATATGGAGAATGTCCTGAAGTTGTTCTCTAGAGAATTTAGATTTGATTTTTCTAGCACCTGTAACAGCATCAATAGTTCTAGTTTCAAATCCCATATACTTAACAGAACTATTGCTATCTGTCAAGTAAGGAATGCCAACAAAGTTAGTTCCATCACCATAAGGAGCACCAGTATATCCTCTAAAGATTTTATTGATAGCTGCTCGATTCCAATCACCATATGTTATAGTATAGCTAGTCAAATTAGTGGTATCTGTAAACGTATCCGAAGCAACAGGAACATGCGATCCTGTTTCCATCGACAAAAGAATATTATAATAAGTAGATAAACTATTATGAGTTATAACTTCTTCTAGATATCTTACAGTATATGTAGAACCATATCCTGTCCATTCATCATTAACAGTAACTCCAGCAGTAGGAGTGCTAACTACAAAAGAGTTATACACATGAGTATTGGTTAACGCAGAGTTATCACTTCCTGTATAGAGACTATACAATGCACCTACCTTTGCCATCGGAGCAGACAAAGGTTGTATGTCGGCAATCTCTGCAACTAAAGAATCAGGATAAATTTTCTTAATCAACGGCAGAATCAGTTGAGCAAATTCACCACCAACCGTTGAAGTATCATTTGCAGAATCATCTTCTAACAAAAGAGATTGGTTTTTAAATGCTCTGTTCAATTTTGTTTCGAGAAGTGCTTTCTTCATTGCATTCATATTATTAACTCCTAAAAGATTTTCTTTTATTTATACAAACATTCACTATTGAAATTTTTTACTTGACAAATTTTTTCATATGTGGTATCTTTATTTATAATTATTGGAAAGTTATTGACATCAACGCAGCTAACTAAAAAAAAAGGAGAAACAAAAATGTTTAAGAACATCGTGGCAATCGTGGCAATGTTGATCGTATCCGCAACGGCAGCAATGGCAAATCCGACAGCAGCACCGAAGCTTGTTCCTTTGTTTCACAATCCTATTCCCACCTATATTTATACCGACTATAGGACCGATTCCCGCCCCGGCATCTATCAGAAAGCGCATTGGAAGCCCGTATATGTGGTAGGTGTATTGCTGAGAGATACCGGCATTATGTATCCGCTTATCGAACAAGGGCAGTCTGTTAACTATTGCCGCACTCCTGAAATGTATCAGGCAGTTGAAATCGTTCGCCCTTCGTCTTGCCGACCTATCTTTATCGAACTTTACACTGTGCCGATCCCCAAAGGTCTTCCTGTCTATATGTCTCCGTTTGACGTTGAGCAGGAAATACAAACTTCTGGTCAGTAATCATTTGAACATCTAAATGCGAAAGCCCATTCAGTGTCAAGTTGAATGGGCTTTTTTTAGTTCACTTCGATTATCTTTGCAGACGTTTCGTTAATGAATTTGAGTAACTGATCACCAGAACCAACAAAGATGTTGTTCTCGTTGTGTTGAACAATAGGAACTCCACCAGTATTAACAGTAGGAGCAACCACAGTTTGCTTTCTAGACTTCTCGATCACAGCTATATCTTTATAACAATCCATAAGCAGTTTGATATTACTTCCCAATGCTGTTTGTAGTTGAGCAAGTGCCATGATCTGTCCTGCTTTGATTTCATCGAATCCTATATTAGAAGCACTCTCCAAGATTCGTTGACCAGCAAGAACAACTTTAATGATATTGTTTCTCACCAAAGTAAAATCTTGTTTAAGCATAACTAAGTTCATGATAGATTCATCACAATTAGTTATCTCTCCGGTTGAAGTATCGACAATCTCAAGTTGATTTTCGTCTATATCTTTAACCAAAGTTTCTAAATCGGTTACAAGACTAGTTGCCATGTTAAACTGATCTTCTAATTTCTTTATTTTATTCGATTCCATGTTATCCTCTTAACTTATGATAGTTGATAGTCCGTTTAAAGTTTGTGTAGTTGGTTCGATATAACTTACTATAGTTTCTAATGGAGGATTGCAAGGACCGACTTCAAGAGTAGAACCGACTTCGGCTATTCCTATTGGAGCAAATTTGTATTCTATTCCATTGTTCTGAAGTACATTCAACAATACCCAATACTTTTTCCAATCATCGTCTACTCCAGGAATAATTCCCGTTGTGTTATTCAATATACAAACATATTTGTAATGATCATTATACATCAAATCAAATTCATTATAGATTCCAGCAGGATCAAATATTCCTCTATTGTTCAGAGTAAGATTGATAGTATCATTACCTGACAACGAAGGAGGATATGGATTAGCTGCATTGGCTACATACTCTTGATACGCAGTATTGATTTCATTCGATTCAATGATGCTCATAATAGAATCTATATGAAGAATTCTTGAAGATGATCGTTTGAAATTGTAATAGTTTGCTCTAATGTTAAAATAATATGATACCGTCCACAGTCTAGTTTCATCTTCGGATACTTCAGCAGGGAAATCAAACGATACAGAAGAAAGAGATATAGGAATAGATTCAGGATTATCTAAAATAGTAATGTCCAAAGATACAGACGGAGTAAACATTGGTATGATCTGCTCCATCATTTGAAATGCTTCGTCCATAGTCTTTGATATTGTACAAACTTCCATTTCAAGATTGTACGGAACAGGACCATACAATGAATCCATTCCATGATTATACATTAACTTGTTCAGTTTGTTTCCATGACGTTCTGAATCATAAACAATTCCCTGGATGTTGAAAGAGATTCTAGGGAGCAACCATTGTATTTCTACAGGAGCTATATTTGCGTCAGGATTCATTTGTTTTCTAGCTGAAGAGCTTTGCATGATCTCAAGGAACTTTTCTCTTGAGGCGTATTGTAGAGGCACAGTAATAAACTTTCTAGATGTGAATGTCTGAGTATTAACATCGAAAGAATATTTCTGTACAGTGATATCATCGAACAATGACATGATTCCTACAATCAATTTTTTGGTTATGTTATAATTAAAGTACATTTATCTCATCCATTCTGTCAGCCAGTATTCGTTAAAATATTTAAAGATGTTATAGTATTTCATTGTGTAAGGGGATCGACCTCCTTAGTATTAACAACTTTAGCAGCTTCCTTTTGAGCAGGAACATTGAAGTTCTCCAATTCCTGTTGAGCAATATCATATGTAATTCCTTTGATAGTCTCAGGTCTGTCAAGGGCTTGAATCTCTTTTGGAATAGAAGGATCGTCAGCAACTGCTTGATGATCGTAACTATATAGTTTAGTTTTGAATACATATGAATTCTTATTTCCGAACACATACATTCCTGGCAGAGCTTCAGGTTCGATATGTACTATGTCAAATAGCTTCTTGCCATTGACATAATAAATCAAGTCACCTTGCTTTGGATATACAGGAGAGAAAGTTACTTCCCCATTATTAGGATTAGTAGTAGCAATCATCTGATTGAACATAAGGGTAGGACAATACCAAGTAGCTTCATCCTGAATCTGCAACCCGAACTTGGCATACATATCTCCTGATCCACTCCATGCACCATTTCCAAGATCGTCACAGAACAAACGAACTGGATATCCTTTTGATAGATATGATCCAAGAAATTCTCCGAACACATCTTCTGCGGTCATAACTTCTCTCTTGATATAGATACAGTCATTCCCATAAAGAAAACAACACTCAGCCCAAATATTATTATAGGTATTCGCAGCACCAGCTTTAGTGATATCATAATCCTGATTGTTTTTAAAAGGAGTTCTATTATAATAAGGATTGGTCATGTACTGTGGAACTTGAGGTAATATATTAATATGACTCATACCTCTTATATGATGACGAGCTTCTTCAAACCCAACTCCACCTTCAATCCAACCTTCTCCTCTAATATGATGTGTAGTAGTATTCTTGATACTACTCTCACCGTCTATGTGTTTATAATGATTCATGTTTAACCTACAAAGAAATCGATAGGAAGTTCATACATATCATGAAGCTGATCTTCAAGTATCTGAATATTAGTATTTGCTTCCTGGAGAATATCATTAGCATTTATGATAAGTCCATTCGGCAAAATACTTCCACCATACTTCATAAGAACTTGACCCCATTGTTTTCTGCAATACTCAGTAGCAAGTCTTCTAATGATTAACTCATTATAAATGTTGGTAACTTCATTGCCATATTCATCTTCTACAGGAGCAACCTTTACATAACATCTTAACAATACAACCTGATTAACATTAGGTGGTTCAAATAGATAAAGTTCTTTTGTAATTGTATTGTAATCATAAGTTATCTTTCTAGAGAATTCCAAATCTAAGGTTGCCAGCATTTGATTGACAAGTTCATATGTAAGAAGATCGATCTTTCCAGAACCTCTATACAAGTCAGCAGCAACGAATTGGTTCAAAGAGAATAAGGAACTAGGAGCATTGTTTGCTATTCCACCAAGCTCCATAGAATGAACTTCAACAACAGCAAATATATCATAAGGAAGATGATAAGTTTGGTTATGAACTGTTACATCGAGAGGAAGATATCTTTCTTTCACACCAGCAAAACATCTTTGCATATATAGTTCTAAAACATTATCTATTTGATCATCAATTTGTTCTGGAGTAAGTTCTACCTCAATTGACGGAGCACCAAGATTTCGTAATATGAAAGCTCTTAAATCTGCTTTAGTTTTTATGCGTGGTGAATATGCCATAGTATCTCCATAAGAGTTTCTTTTATTTATAAAAGATACTTAAGCGTATGTTTCAACAACTCCTAGATCAGAACTATGAAATGGTTTGAATATATACTTGCTCCCTGTTTTATAATCTCCTACTTTCATTATAGAAATTATATCAACATCATTTACATTATATACAAATACATTCGGTCTGTTATTAATAGGATCAAATATTAGTTCTTTCAAAGACTGCAAATCCATATTGTCTATTCGTCTGGACCCAAATGGTGTTCCATAATGATATCCTTTTCCTCTGCACAATCTATCATATGCTCCATTAATATTTACTACTGGCATTCCTTTAAATGAAATTCCACTACAAGGAACAATTTTGGTTGATGGTTCAGGAAGTTTTTCAATGCATTGCCACTTGACCGTATCGAGAACTTTAATCTTCTCTGCTCTAGTCTTGGCTACAGAAAGAAACATAGAGAATGTTTCTGTATTAAATAATTCCGACAGACCACAATTTATTCTGTAATAATTAATTAGAGCATTAAATGCTGCTTCTCGTTCGTCAGGCTCAGTTCGATCATGTATAATCAGATCAATCATCTTCTGATCTTTAGTTCTTGAATCCATAAAGTTCCTTTCGTTTTCATTATTTATACCATTTTATTATTGACATGTCAATCTAATTATTATATACTACAAAGTAAAAGGAATTTTATGCACAACATTATTATGTTAAATTCTAAAAAGTATCCTGGTTTAGTAACTATAATAGACGAAGAAGATTATAAAGAGCTTGTGAAATATAAATGGTATCCGGTTGTTGATCCTAAAAACAATACTATATATGTTTCAACAACACAAGATAATCATAAAACTATTATAATGCATAGATTCATTATGCAATTACATGGTAATAATATTAAAAATAAAATGATAGATCACGAAGATCATAATGGTTTAAATAATCAAAAAGAAAATTTAAGAATCTGTACTCGATCTAAAAATTTACAGAATTCTAAAAAACCAAAAGATGCATTCACTTCCAAATATAAAGGTGTAGATTTTAGAAAAGATAAAAACAAATATAGAGCATTAATCATGCTAGACAAAAAGAAATATTTCATAGGACATTTTGATAACGAAGAAGATGCAGCAAAAGCATATGATTCAAAAGCTATTGAATTGTTTGGAGAATTTGCGTATCTAAACTTTTCAATATAATACTTGACAATTTTGTTGATATGTGCTATAGTGTTTTTACAAGGAGATTCAATAATGGCAAAATGTAAATGCGGCAATCCAAATATGGGATTCAACTGTATGTGCGATTGGATGATTCAACATCCCGGCAAGATTGATTTCTCATGTGAATGGTGTGGAATATACACAGCAGCTAAACCACGTTGCCGTCATTGTGAGGAGAGCTAATGCAAAGACAATTGACAAACTACAAAGGTTGGTGTGTTGTATACAACGAAGATGCTCCTGCATATACTCGATATCAAGCAATGCAGTTCGGAGTACGTGTCTCCAATAGCACCATCGAAAACCTTCTAGAAACCATCAACAGGAAAATAGAAGAAAGGGAATCGGGATGGTAACTAATAACGGAGTTTATTCTGACGAGCAAATGGACAGCATGAAGATGTGTGATAAAGCAATATCTAATATGTGTCAAGGATTAGGTCGTTGCCGACATGCTGTAAAACATTTACCCAATGCTGATTGTAAATTAAAATGCTCATGCTATAGTCATGTTAGCTGCCAGGAGATTAAATGAACATCAAATCAATTCGTATCGAACTTCAACAGTTAGCTTTGGAACTGGAGAAGCATGAACCATCCACCATATATCTAAATGGTGGAAAACATACTGTTCCTGATCCTATCATAAACAAACTTGAAAATCTAGTACGTGATCTTAAAATCGTAACAGGGAGAAAACCATGAGACAACTACGAGCAAGAGTTGAAAGTACTGCAACTAATGATGCAGCAGGAAAGAAAAGAATCGTCTACTGTAACTGCAATGATCCTGGTCAAGAAATGTGGCTTAAGCTAGAAGGTTTCGGAATAGACTATGATTATTTCAATGTCGGAAAGTATGATGATGACTGTCCTGTATGCCGATTACCATACTGGTACAAGATATGAAAACAAAATCTACAGATGAATTTTTTGATTTTGCTCCAGCTATCACATGTAACAAACCTACTGGTATGCTACATCATGAGACAGACTTCGATAGAGGATTCACAGCAGGATATGCACAGTGTTCTCTCGATCATCAAGATGCCGGATATGCATTGCCAGATACTCATAAGTTCAATAAGAAAGTTCTTCAAGATACCATCAATGAATTGAAAGAAGAGAACATTCAAATGAGATTGATCTTCGGTTCGATCATGAATGATATTCCCCTTCGAAGAGATTGGCTCGATCCTGATCTAGAGAAAGCAGCTAAAGATGTCTTGAGGTACAAATAATGGATAGCAATATCTATACATATGACAAAGATGGTAGAGACGGCAACCCTGCTGGTTGGTATCATTCTGGAATGTGTATATTCAACTTCATGTTTGATGATAAGTTTGATGTTTGTTTATGTGAAATCAATCCTCCTGATATATTATTTGTCGAAGAGTATTTCATGGAAGGTAATTTTGCTCCTCATATTCCTGACACAAATCATAATAAGTATTACCGTTTTGGTTATTCACAAACTGTAGATGATCATACCTTTGTACGTGATCAGATCATAGAAAGGTATACTAAATGAAGTTGATTAAAACCAAAGGTGAAGATGAAGTTCATATAAGTGACGGATGTTATTGGAGAATAGTTTCTTTCTATCTGTTCGGTATCGAGTTATATTCCAGGATAGAAGAATTCGATTCGGATTCAGGAGAATGGAAAAGAAAATCCTTGACTTCTATTCACTTTCATGATACTATCTGACAAAGGATCATATGTGTAGAGAACAACAACTAATAGATATCATGTTCGATATCGCACTCACGGTTAAATATAATTTTTCTCATACAACTCCTAACGAAGTAGTTTGTGGATGGGTTGCAAGACAATTAAAAATGAATGGATTTCCTACGGTTGCTATTGGTTCCTCTTGGGGCATACTTTCTAAAGATAAGGAGAAATAAATGAAACAAGTTAGTCAAGAAACAATGGATGCAATGAAACAACTCCTGGAACATTACAAGAATCCAAAAGAAGAACTGGAAGATTGTCCTCTCTGTACTCTTCACAAAGATAAAGGTGAGTGGTGTGAAACCTGTCCTTGGTCTTTGTTTGGATATAAATCAACTTCATGCCATGATCCTTGTAACTCATGGGTTCGTACTCTCACTACAGATATCAATGGCATATCTCCTGTCAGACTAAATCCATCTTTGTATCCTGCCTTTAGAAAGAAAAGAATCAATATGCTGACTCAATGGATTCTACACTCGGAGGTTGTATGAAAAAGAAAATCAGTAGAGCTACAATGAATGCTATGATAGAATTGAGAGAGCATTATAAAGATTTGAAATCTCTCGGTTCTTGTCCTCTGTGTAAACTTCATTATACATATAACAGTCCTGATGATTGTAATGGCAAATTAGAAACCTGTACTAAATGTCCGTGGGAATTGTTTGGACATAAAGGAAATGAAAGAACTACTGGTTGTGAACTGTGGATGGATAAATGGCAGAAGAAACATTCAATACCAACATGGGAACTGATTGCTATTTCAGGAATTCGTTATAATCCTATTGATCATCAAAAAGTAGCACACACAAGAGTACTGATGCTCAACCATTGGATTCGAAACTGTGAGGTAAAGAAATGAAACAAGTTAGTCAAGAAATAATGGATGCAATGAAAAAACTTTTAAACAGTTACAAAACAAAAGATGGTTTGACTCATTGCCCTCTATGTGTTGTTGCTAAAAAAATGGTTGCAGGATCGTTCAATTGTTCTGCATGTCCCTGGATGTTGTTCGGATATAAAGGACAAAGCGACTGGAACTCTTATGCCTGTGAACGATGGATAATCGAAAACTCAAGTAGCAATGAATATCTTACTATAAGTCAAGTTAGAAATCATCCTGCCGATTATGATAAATATCGCAAGAAGAGAATTGGTATGCTGGTTCAATGGATAAGAAACTCGGAGGTTGTATGAAACAAGTAAGTAAAGCTACAATGAAAGCAATGAAACTATTACTGGACCATTACAAAACAAAGACTCCTTTATCTTACTGTCCTCTATGCAAGCTTCATAACAAATATGTTCCTTCTCCTTGTGATAGCTGGAGACATGAATGTTCTACATGTCCCTGGATATTGTT